CCTGCTTATCTGCTGTGATCTTGCCAGGAGTAAGTGAAGAGCTATCTGTCAGACGCTCAAAGTCGCCTGACAAATTGGCCTTGTAAAAAGGCACTTGAACGAAATCACCACCGTCCTCTGAAGCATTCAGTTCTGCCATAGGTTGCACCACACCGGAAGCCAAAAAGGCATCGCGCTGAGTGGTGGCCTCTAAAACGTATGGCGTGAAAACCTCAGGAATGATGATGTCAGAGCGAAGAGTCGCCATGACAGATCCTCAAAAAAAGATGTTTACGGTGTGGGCGTAACCCAAACGGCTCTGCGTAGCTTTGCCTTATCCCGCATACTAACGGTTTGCCGCAGTTTTCAACCTCTCATACATGTCGCGATCTGTCCTAAACAGTCGAGACTGCTCAGTCAGGTTGAAAGTTTCTTTGGCAAACGGATTTTTCGTGCCTGCAGGAATGTCCCCTGAATAGCTGCGACCAGAAGGCGCACCACTGCCTTGTGGCTTTGGTGCTTTCTGCATGTAGCTCGGCAATGACTTTGCCCATTCACCAATCGGCTTGCGCTCATAGCCGTTGACAACAACAACAGTGCCGTCAGCGTCGCGTTCAATTTGATCTGGCTTAAGCAGATCAGCTTTGAAAACGATGCTTGGATCATGGACCACATCAGCCAACGCAGTGTTTGCAGGTGCAATTAACTCAAGTTCGCGTACCCGAGTCTCTAGCTCTGTAATGCGCTTGTCCTTTTCCTGTGTCGCCTCACGGAACTGCTGCTCCAAAGCCTGTCTTGCCTCGGTGTACTTGCCCTGTTTCTCCAGGTCTGTTTGTTCCGCCTTAGCTTTGAAGTCCAGTAACTCCTGAATGTCAACGCCATCAGGAATGGTTTTTGTTTGCTTGAGCTTGCCGATCAGTTCAAAGTTTTTCTTTTCTAATGCTTGAATGCTGCCTTTCAGCGCATCAAGCTCAGAATTGTTTGAAGCTTCTGGAGACGTAGTCTCTTGAATTTGCTCTTCAGCCATGAATAACCCGTAGGGCTAATTACAAACTCAGTGTAACTGCTTCAAGACCACTTTACTCGATTCGCCCAATATGCAGCAGATGTTTTGCCCTTTGCGATATTTTTAGCATGGCGTGCTTTAAATGACTTGCGTTTAATTTTATCCGCAGCACTCTCGCCTTTGCGCGGAGGTTTCGTTGAAGCGCCCTGCTGACCAAACCGAATGAGCTTCGGTTTATCGCCAACTTTGACGACAACAGCGTGGCTTTTGCCGCTTGAATGGTTTGGCGTACGAATCGGCTTGTTAAAGCCTTGAAACGCGTGACCTCCACGTTTAATTTGAGCCATTACTTTTTCTTGCGCTTTTTCTTCAACAGATCAGCGTCAGCAGTTCTTGCTCCGCCTTTGCCTGACACAAAGCTGTTGACTCTGCCCATAGCCCAAGCAGCCATTGGCACGTTGCGCGAGCCACTCGACAGATAAGCACCTTGACCACGCCTATAAACAGCAGACAGCTGCCCATAGGTAAAGCGCGACTTATCTGCCTTTTTTTTGAGCGCGGCTTTTGTTGCCTCGCTTAGTGGTTTTCTTTTTGGTGCCACTTTGTTTGGTCCGGGATGCAGAGACGGATTTGATGTCAATGAACTCACCGCGCTTGTAAGCGTCAGCAGTTCGCTTGATCTCACGCGCTTTGGCAGAGCGATTTTTAGCACCTGAAAGGTACTTTTTAGGCAGACCAGTGGTCTTGTCCTTTGGAGTTCGTCTCTGCTTGCGTGCCATTACTTCTTCTTTTTCTTGGGTTTTTTCTTACCCATAGCCGACTGAGGCTTTTTAGGTCCGGTGTAACGAGGCATCAGGCGTCTCCTTTTGCTTCTGTTTTAGCAGGCTTGCTCTTTGCAGCAGGCTTGCGCGGAGGGCAAGACGGTGCAGCCTCTTCCTCTTGCACCTTGAACTTGTACTTAGCTGGGAGAGCCATAACGACGGCGAAGCTGCTCCAAGGTTAGCTCTGATCCGTCCTCGCTAACAAATTTGCGGATTGCGTCTGTCGGACCGTACTTTTTGGCTAAACGGTTGAAGTACGGAACCTTTTCAGGACCAAGAACATCCGCCTTAGTTTCCTTGCTTTGATTGTTGAGCCATTGACCGTAACTTTGATCTGCAGGCACCATCCCACCCTTTGCAGCACGCTTGCCTGGCTTTGGTGGTGTAAAGCCTAAGGCTTCATAATCAACGATCGGAACTGTTGTTGACCTGCAGTTGAAGTGCTGAGGTGGCACCGGACCTTTGCCGTATTCAAATTCTTGACCGTCAAGAGAACGACAAATTGCAGATGTTCTTGTGTCTAATGTTGCTGTATAGCGGTATTTTTTTGTTATGTCTTGATTTGCCTCATAAGTTTGCTGGCTTGCAGAATTCGCAACTTGATTGATACTTGTTCGCATCAGTGCCATCACCTGATGATTTGCAACAGCTGTTACTTCGCCACCAGCTTGTGCAATTTGCCGTGCGCTTCCAGGTTGCCCAAAACGTAAACGACCTTTCAAGCGCCTTGCCAGTTTGTCTGTTGATTCACCAGTCAATAAACCATTTCGCACTGTCTTAGCAAAAAGATCAGCCTGCGATTCAGCAAGACCACGAAACGACTTTTCTAAAACCTTGCCGTTTGGCAATGTGATCGTTGTGCCCTGTGCGGCTGTTAGCTGAAACGTTGCAGGCGCTCCAGTCACAGCAGCCTGTAAGTCGTCGCTTAGCGAAACAACATTGATTGCTGTTGGATCAACCGTCGCAACAGACTGAGCAAACTGCGGACTGATTTGAATGCTCCGAATCTGATCGCGCAACTTAAGCGGTAACGCCTTGCGCAATTCTTCCTCAACGAACTCAGACTGCAAAACAGCTAAACCCTGCAACTCATCAACAGCAAGTGCAGTGCTAGCCCCAGCCCAGCCTTCAAGCGATTCTTTCAATTGAGCCAGAATCACACGCAGCCTTGCTGCTTTCGCCGGTGCTGACAACTCATCAATTCCCCGCAACCGATCAACAGCCTCCAAAATTAAATCGTTGTAAGTAACAGCAATGCGCTTTGCAACGCTGTTGCTAAAACGGTTTAAATCAACCGCATTTCGATACAGCGCAGCTGGAGTAGTCATGTTGGCTCAAGACCTAATTCTTCAGCTGTTGCAATACATAGAGCCGATACGTCCGCTCCTTCATGTAACGCTTCGTGAACAACAGAAATTAACTGCTCCATAACGTTCACATCGTAGTTGTGGAGGGCCATTTCTGAAATTCTAAAAATTTTGCCATCACAAAACCAAGTAAGCCTGACAACCGCAAAATACCGGCCATTCAGATCATCTTGGGCAAAATATAGAACCTGTTTGCGTGGTGGTTTTGGTTTCTGCAACCTGTCCAGCCAGCTCATTATTCAGCACCCTCGACTTCCTCCGCTTCTGGCATCGTGCTTTCTTCTGCTGGTTCTGGTGTTGGCTCTGGCGTGTTCATCTCTATCAACCCACCGTTTTGCGTAGCTTCTAGCTCGTTCTCAACGTCAAAGTCATCGCCAAGCACTTCACCCGCTTCTAGCTGCAACAGCAAAGTTTCCTGTGTGATCGTGCCAGCGGTGTAAAGCTGCAACAACGCCTGGATTTCTAAAGGCTCAAGCCTTGTGCCCATAAAATCACGGTTCACCAAACTGCTGCCAGCGTTTGACTCCTGCATATATTCAGCGTGAAAACGCAAGCAATTGTCAATCATGTCTTGCATTTGCTGCGCCACAACCATCATCGTGCTGTCACCCTGGCTGCGGTCAATGCGCTTAGCCTCTGCCGTTTCACCAACCAGCTTTGAACCAAGCACAGCAGCTAGGCCTAGTTCGTTGATCTGTGACGCAATTTGCTCAAGCCTGCGGAACTGCGCGTCATAGCTGTTGCCTGCAGGTTCAATGTATTGAGCAGACGCACCTTCTGGCAATGCCAGTGCTTCTCCTGGCCCCGCACTGATTTCTTCTGCTGACTGCGGAAAACCAAAGATCGCCAGCATCGGAACAGCACTGATATGCAACTGATTGCTTAAATCAGACTGCACCTGATAATGCTGCAGGTTCAACTCAGCAATATCAGCAAGAGGTGGAATTGATTCCAGCACTCCCATGCGGTTTGAATAAGCGACACTAAAAGGAATCTCACTCAGGCTTGTGCGGCCTTCATCAATAACTTTAAAGTCACCTTGCTGATCTTTTTGGTGAATCTCAAAAGCGCCAGGGGTCAAGACTCTGACTTGCTCGACTTGCTTTTCACCATACAAGCCATCTGGTACAACAATTTTTTCTTGTAGCCTAAGTTGCGTTAGCTCTTGCTTGCCATCTTTTAATTCTGATCGCCAACCTAAAATATCTCTTGGCGTATAACTTACCCAGTAAGGTCTA